AGAAAATCTCAATCCGTCGTCCAGACGTTAATCTGTCGGACGTTAGTTATACCGTTGATCCTAAGCAGAAGAGCATTAGGAAGGGATTGCTGGCGATCAAGGGACTTGGACCTAAGACTGCCGAAGCAATCATCGAGAACCGACCGAGCGATGGCTTTGATTCATTGCAGCACTTTTGTCATTGTGTAGGCACCAAGGTGTCCGGGGTCAAGCCGTTTATTGCATCAGGCGACAGCACCGTTGGCGCTTTCGCCAAACTAAAAGACGCTGGTGCGTTTGGGTGTTTCGATGGGTAAACATCAGCACGAAGCACATTTCATACCGTGGAAGGAACACTGGCAGGGCTTCTGCTTTGACTGCCAATGGTCGATGTTGAGCGATTACGCCAAGGTAGTCAAAGAAGTAATAAAGCACCGGGAGTGGCGCAGTGCTGACTGAGAAGTTGAGGCGGAAGATCAACGACCGTAGCGAATCCAAGTGCGAGGCGATGGTAGTAACACCGCGCGGTATTTACACCCGCTGTTGGAGACAGCCGATAGAGATACACCATCTACTGACCCGAGCGCGTGGCGGGAACATTCTGGATGCTCAGGAAGAGACCTACCATCTGATTGCTCTGTGTAATGAGCACCATTCTATGAGCGATGGTGGCGACGCTTATGCAGGTGGCTTGCTCATTGATGGGTATGTCACCACCGGAAAGTATGGTCAGCCGATTTATCATGGTAGTGATGACGAACTCACGGCCAGATACCCACCGGATGACTGAGGAACTACCCCGTTGCCTGGAATGCAATTGGGTGTCTGGAATCAATAACGACTGTCAATTATGTGTCAACGTGAGGAATCAAGATGAATCTGAAAGAGATGATTAGGGGAGCGAATCTTCCCATTACCATGCGCCATGAGCGTTGGTTAGAAACAAACGCAACACCGAAGTACACCCAAACTGCATTGGACTTTGCCCGTGCTGCTTTGTCCCACGAACTCGGAGGTAACCGTCGCCGTAGCAGCGACTTCCGTGCTAGCGGCGCAGGTAGTTGCCAGCGTAGGCAACTATTCACCGCTAACGATGTCCGTGGCATTACCGACATTAGTAGCGATCTTGCCAACATCTTCGCTACCGGCAACTTCATGCACCTCAAGTGGCAAATGGCCGGACTAACCGAGGGCTGGCTAGAAGCAGCCGAAGTACCGTATGAATCCGATGAATACTCATTCGGTGGAACTCTCGACGGCATTATCTACGACGGCAGTCTTTTTGAGTTCAAGTCCATTAACTCTCGTGGGTTTAGTTCCGTACAGATGTATGGTCCTAAGCACGACCACATCTTGCAGGCTCATGCCTATATGTGGCTAGCCGATCTACATGCCGTGTCGTTCGTTTATGAGAATAAAGACAACGGCGAGTGGCGCGAGTTCCGTATGGAGCGCGACGATCTTATTTGCGATGCCGTTGTAGGAATGATCGATGACATGACCGAGATGAAGCACAGCCAGAAGTATCCCGAACCTCTCAACAAGTGTCTCGACCGTGAAGGCTGGCAATACCGACAGTGCCCGTTCCGCGAAGTATGTCTTGACGAGAAATGGGAGCCTTGGATGTATGAGTGATTGGATCAATCAGGCTGCGTGTGCTGGTCTCGATGTTGAGATATTTTTCGACATACGCGGCAAGAAAGTACAACTGCCGTTATCGATCTGCGCTGAGTGTCCCGTGCGTATTGAATGTCTGAATGAAACTCTTAAAATGGAGAGAAATTTACCGTATAAAGCCGAATTAGTAATTTGGGGTGTCTTTGGTGGTGCCACGCCAAAAGACCGATATGAACTGGCCAAAATGGGCGACGTAGTAACCGTAGAGAAAGATGGATGTATTAATGTTAAAAATCAAAAGACCCACTGAGAAAGATGTTCAGTTTGGCCGCAAACTGTCGTCCGTGCCCGTAGGACTAGACCTACCGCCCGTTGACGAATTGTGGGAAGAACTTCAGGGTTATGTCGATGTAATCCTTGGCCGTACCGAATCACCGATTGATTCGCCGTACCTAGCCCTAGCCGAAGTAGCCACCGCGTATTACTGCCGCGCACAGGAAATGGACGCGAGAATCCACGCTGGGGAGCGTTCTGGTGATATTGTCAAGGGGTCACCGTATTACAAATTCAGAACTGGCGAACTTCGATCCTTCATAGAACTAGCGAAAAAAGCAGCAGATTTAGGCTCACGAAGACTGACTCAAGAGACGTTGTTACAGCAACAGAGGTTAGAAGGGTAGCCATATGCGCGTCCTCGGCATTGACCTTGGAGTGCGCTCGCTACACGTTTCAGGCCCGCAGTCTGCTATCTCTATCACCGTAGATAGAACACAGCGCAGTGATGAACTGCAAAGCCTCATGCTTCAGTACGAAGCATATTTCTCAGACAATAAAACAATTGTGTTCTGTGAAGAGCCGTTGGTTGCCGGTAGCCGTAATATCCGTACCGCACTACAGATGGCTCAAGTTGCCGGTGCAATCATGCTGGCGCACCCTACTTACTTAGTACCTGTATCTACATGGAAGAAAGAAGTAGTCGGTAAAGGCAACGCATCTAAAGATGAAGTCCACGAGTTTCTAAAAGACAAACCGGGTTATTCCTACACCGAAGGCTCCCAGGATTTGATAGACGCAACGTGTATCCGAATGTATGGGGAAAGAATGGTTGCTAAGGCTCAGTTATGAATCTATTGGACCTGACTAAATTCTTCCCCTCGTGGTGGTTTGATAGCCAGTGTTTTCAGACAGGTGAAGATGTCTTCTTCGGTACCGATGAGATAACGAGCAGTTTACGAAAGGCTCGCAAATACTGTGAGACATGCCCAGCCGTTGTCGAGTGCCTCAAGCACGCTTTGACTCAACCGGAAGAGTACGGAATATGGGCCGGAACTTCCGCTCGTAGTCGGGAAAACATGCGCGCCGCTATTGACTCAGGGGCATACACCATCAATGATGTTATTAGTAATGTTCTAGACAACGGCTTTAAGTGGAGACCTGATGGACGGCGACCTCGTACCGATTGAAGACATACAAACTAAAGAAGAGCGTGCGTACCGTGCGTATCAGAAAAGACTGGGCGGAGAAGATTGGCGAGTTATTGCCCGTGACCTTGAGTACCCCAGCCCACGAACAGCCGAGCGCGAAGTTGAATTGCTTGTTGAGAAGTCACTCAAGGTTGCTAGCGATGACCGCAAGCAGGAAGTAGTCAGCCTAGAACTAGACCGGCTTGATGCTTTACAGAATGCCGTATGGGGAATGGCTATATCCGGCGAACTCAAAGCCGTTGATACTACGTTGAAAATCATGCAGCACCGTGCCCGTCTGCTACAACTGGGAGAAGAATCCAAGGATTCGCAAACCACCACTGTTATTGTGGCAGGAGAGGATTACGTCGAAACTCTGCGAGGTATCGGTGATTCTTAACGGTATTGCTATACCCGACCCGGAAGAGGGTTGGCTATATCTAGACGCAATTATTCTTATTAAGTGCATGGATGACGAAGGCGAAGTTCGTTACCGCGAGATCAAATCTGGTGGCTTGACACCAGTTGAGGCTTTAGGCATGACCGAGACATACTCCGACACTCTTCGCGCTCATTTGATGCGAAGGGCTACCCGTGGCGACTCCGACTGAAAAGAACCTAGCCGTTATTGTCGGTGAGTCCAGGCACACCACCGAGAACTTGGTATTTGCTATCCGTGACTTTCTCAAATGGCTAGACCCGAAGGCTGGACTCATCTACGTTGTTGATGCCGATGATGAGAAGTTATCTGCCTACAGCGTTGATCCCGATAGATATACCGTATTGGAACTAGACGAGCACGGGAGAATGGTCGTTGACGGCGAGGACGAGGTTGGGCATAGTCCTCGTCGTCATTTAGGAGGATGAAGTGCCTGCTGACATAGCGTTGACAGCCAGCGTGACGCGCAGCGCTCTCGGCTTATCCAACCTAAACATAAATGACAAAAAGAAGTACAGCATTACCAGCACCATGCTTGGCGGCAGCGTTGCATGGCAGAAGCAGCAAGTATCTAGTCCGTATGTAGATGGCGATGTCACCGTGACTCGCCGCAGGCCGACAATCACAGAGCCGCTAGAAATCTACGTCTATGGCAAGACCGGCACTGAACTCACAAATAACATCAAAACTCTTATTGACGCTTTCATTCAAGACACCTACAACCTATTGATCTCCATTGACGGCTCTACGCGACAGTACAAATGCGAGTGTGCGGATTACACCATTGAGTATGCCAATACCAAGTTTGCGTCCGGCATGACTCAGGTTCGTCTCACCGTGCCGCGCAATCCCATACCGACAGTAGGTGTGTAATGCCTGTATCTCAGACCGGAGAAGACCTTCTCTTGGATGCCATTACCGGCTTCGCTACTCTTCCGACCACTTTGTACTTAGCGCTTTCAGTAGGAGTGCCGGAACCATTCGACAATGCCAATAGCCTTGCCGAACCAACAGCGGGATATGCACGCCAGGAGGTCTTGCAGGCTAACTGGACCCAATCCTCTTCCGGCTCTGCTGTCTATTCCGATGCCATTCAATTCCCTACCGCCACCGCCGACTGGGGTGTTATCAAGACATGGGTGTTGTGTACCGCATTGACTGGCGGCAACATCGTTGTTTGGGAAGAGTTTGATACACCGATAAATGTCTCTAACGGACAAATGGTGACAATACCGGCTGAATCATTTGGGCTTACTGTAAGCAGTCTTGAAGATTCGGATTAACTATGGCCGATGTCTTCGTCACTTCTATACCGAGCACCGCAGTAGTTTCTGACCTCAAGGTTCCTACCGAGTATGACCTGACCAGCATTGCATCTACCGCTTTCGTTAGTGGTCTGCCGCGATTCGTTGATGTCACCGGCATTGCGCCCACAGCGTTAGTAACCGATCCCGATGGCCGTAAAAGCAAGCATTGCGACCTTACGCCGGTTCAGCCCACCAGTGTTGTTAACAGCATTTTTGAGTGGCAGAACCAAGTCTCGACGTACTCGATCAAGTTATACCCGCGCGTATCTAACCTCACTTGGACCAAGACATATCTCTTCGCTGGTGACTTAGCCGGTTTTGCCGTAAGCGGTTTTCTTTCGTACAAGGTCGATGACATAGCACCGGGCGCTGGCTTTGTCTCTGCTTTAGGTAGAAGGAGATCACCAACATTAGCGTTTGCTGAAGCCGAGGCGATCCATGTTCGCGCCATGCCGAACACCGTCGTTCAGATGGATGCGCCAGCGATCTACCACGGAGTACCGCGTATTCCGTTGATTCACTCCACATCTGATGCGTCTGTCAGTGCTGCTGGCGGTGAAAAGCCCGATGATGACTTAGACGATATGTCTCAATTCCTGCACCGCTTCAAGGTGGGAACGCTAGCCGATGCTTCATCTGGTGAGTATTGGTTGGAGTCGTGGAAAGACACTGATGACGATTGGGAGTGGAAGTCTGCTTACCCGTATCGACCGTGGGTACAGAAACG